GAGTTGGGCGATTGTCGAATAGTGACGAGCCATAACTTGCGTCAGCATGATGTCGTTCTGCTTCTCGACCTCTTTGTTGAGCGAAGCTGTAGAAGCGTATACGGGGAGGCCTAGTTCACCGGCAGCTAGCATTCTCAGTGATTGTTCAATGAGTGGCGCGCGAGCACCGAATAGTTTGTATGTTTCCTTCTGCGTAGCACTATCCATACCGATGGTAGCGTACTGATGAGAAATGAGACGCATCAACCGAACGTGCGCATCACGCATGTCAGATATGTTAAGGTCTTTGCGGCTGTTCCCTTCCTGCAGAAGCGAGAGGGTCCCCATAGCAGAGTAAATACCCCGTTTACCTGACATGACTCCCGCTCCCATGCCTTGCTGAGGAGGAGAGACGCCAGAGCGCCGCTCAGCAAGTTCGAGAAGCAGCCGCAACTCGTCGAGGTTGATCGTGCTTACGTCCCCATGCGAGAGTGGTTCGATTTCATCCTTCTCCGCAGGAAGTTTACAGGACGGGTATATACGATAACCTTCATTAAGTTTTGAATCAGGGTGTACACGCCAGACGCGAGTGTTCGCAACTGTCTGATTATCCCTGTAACCGTTGTATGTGTTTGAGCCACCTTCTTGGAACGGGAGGACAACCTCACAGAATCCCTGACCCCAATACATATCATCTCTATGCGCCATGCGCGCACCGACGAACCACTCAGGAATGAAGTTATCCCACATGACACGCAGAATGGTATCGCTCAGTTCGTGATAGGAAACGATCATTCTAGGGGCGAATGCCTCGTCATTGTAGCGCCAGGACACGAAGCACTCCCAGACATCCCATTCTCTATGCCCATACGAAGCTGTGGTTTTCGCCCCTAGTGTCTCTTCCTTCTCCCGAACCTCCATCGTCGGTCCCTGACGATCGGGCCGGTTGATAATGTTGTCTACAGCCTCTCGATCGTACACATCCGTGAACTTACGTTCCATAAGCTCATAGTATAGCATCGTCCTCTTGTGAGCCTTTATCTCCGCCGCCTCCAGAGTCTTTGTCATTGGAGGCATATAGAACGACGTGAAGGGTAGCTTTTCCGGGCGAGGCCCATCGTATAGGGTCTGAGCATAGAAATCCCTGGCAGACCCGGTACCATCTCCACCGGGGATCAGGAAATCTCTCATCTTGTGTTCCCACGGGCACTTGAGCGTAACTGTTCCATATTTGATGCATTCTCGGTACGCCTCGTTGTAAACACGATATAAATCGAGTTGTTTTGGTTCTATACACATGTACTGCATGAAGCCCTCGAAGGCTTCTTTGAATAGATCCGCCTTCGGTCCCTGTTCACCGAGTATCTTCGCCAGAACGATAGGTTCTGTCTTAAAGATCGCCGCCATTATCTGAGCATGAAGGGTATCCACATGGATTCCGATAATGGGGATAACGAGGTTAGAAGCTCCTTGGAAGGGGAATTCTCGCTCTTCTTGAGCCGGTGTAGCATCATATGCGGCACGCCATTTGACGATCTTATCCTCGTATAACTCCTTCATATTCTGTTTAAGCTCGAGGATACGATACTTAAGGAACTTCTTCAGAGCAAGCTCTTTCTCTGTCGTAAGATGTGCTGGGTAGAGAGCTTCAGCCATTTTTCTTTCCCTTCTTGTGAGGCTTCAGGCCCGTTGAACTAACGCAGACAGCCCAGGGATTCGTCTTGGTCCCCTTACCGGACTGTCGAGCCTTAACCTTTGCTACGCATCTTTCTAGCTTCGCTGGCACGAGGTTCACTCCTTACCTTCGGTAGTTGAGTGCCGAATGCTACTTTCGGTTCGTCTGAAGTATCGATATCGATGTCCCACGGATTCTTGGCCTTCCCCTTCTCAGTTCCCCAGTGATCGCCTTTCTTCTTGTGTTTCCTCTTCGGCTTCGGTTTCATTTGGAGTTCCTACCGTTCGACATATCACCTAGTTTCCCATCAACCTTGTTAGCCCATACCAGAACGCCAATCCACCACACCGTCCAACCGAGTGCGATAATCCCACGATACTCCCACAGATGATCGAACACCACATCCAGTTTCTCTACCTGAGGTCCTCGAAAAATGATTGCTCCTGCTACGAAAGCTACTATACCAAAAAAGAATCCAACCAGGCCGGGGAGGTGAAGGAAACTGTCTTTGCGCGCGAACAAAGAAAATGGATTCACTTCTTCTTTTTCTTCCCTTCTGCTTTCTGTTTCGCCTCGTGCTCTATCCTCCAATCGTCGAAGCCTGGCGGACGCTGTATGCTAAATGGTCGCTGTGGCGGAGCTATTGACTCTCCACCGAACAGGCCGGAGCCGAAGACGTGTTGCTTACCGTCCGGTAGGATACCGAGCGGTTTGTTGAGTTTCGGTTGATCTGGTGTAGGCATATTAGTTTATCGAAGCCGCACAATACGGCTGATTCACCTTTCTTGCATCGCGCTGATTGCGAAGCAGGCTTTTCATGTGTGACTCGTAAGATTGAGGTGCCTTGATCATCTGAGGCATGTATGCTAGTGCGTCTAGCTGATCTACATATCGTCCCTTCGGGAACGTAGTGTATTCTCCGACGAAGTCGAGGAACTTTCTCTGAGTATGGAAGTGACCATTCTCGAAAATGGGTGCGAGTACGTTTCGGATACGCCACTCCTTCTTACGAGTAAGCTCCCCGTCCGGCCCCTCAACCTCCCCTTTTAACTCGACTACACGAAGTGTCTGACCCTTTGCACGAGCCATCCACTTAATGTGATCTCCTATATACCTCTGAGCGGCAATGGTCTCAAGCCCAAATTTGGTGAGATTCCACTTTCCTGCATATTCAAATATTTTCTCGTAGAATTCGTCATACCCACTGGCTTTAGCCCAACAGTCAAGGAGGTAATAATCATTCGCGGCGGACAGCCCGACGACCATAATAGCATGTCGGCAACGTCCCAGACCCTGGTTTCCGGAGTGATTCGGGTCAACGCACATGCCCAGACGTAGATGGGCAACTTCGAAGTCCTTCCTGACAGTTCCATCTGACACCTCATGCTGGATCAGTCTCTTCCAGCTAGTGTCTTGGGAGGGTTCGGCGATTTTGAAGTATCCGAGCCATTCTTCCCTAAAGTCAGCATTCTCTGGCGCAGCGGGGTTGTTGAGGAACTGACATGAAAAGTGATAGTTACCAAGCCTCTTTCGCCATCTTTCAAGCTTTTCGAAACTGAACTCTTCAGGGAAGATTGGAGTGTCGGGAGAATGGTCTTCACAACAACCTCCAAGAGCGGAGTGAGTAACCACTCTGAACCAGGGCTCATGTTCTCTAATGTGAGAGTTAAGGTCTGTGAAGGCCCATCGGTTTCCCACCACGAATTCATCATTCTCGTGAGTGTTCTCATCTGGATTCTCAAAAGCTCCTACGAGCGCAGAGTGATACTCAATAGTTTTCTCCATGACGGAGATGGACTCGATGGCTTTTTTACCGACTAGGTCATCTTGAATCAGGATTCCATCGTAGTGTCGGGACTGTAAAGCTCCGCCTACTCCGAGAAAGTCGAAGGTTCCCTCCCCGTGAGGGTCCGCATCGGTAGTACGTTTGTGACAGAGGGAGTAATTTGACCAAGTACAGGAGGAATCTGGCAGGATTTCGGGGAAGAGAGTGCGAAAAATGGCGTTATTTCCGTAGTGACCACTGATTCGAACGCCCAGCTTCGCTGCGTTGGTGATATTTTCGCAAACCAGGATGTTTCTGGAGTCACGTCGGTGCATTCTCTTCATAAAACGGACGAATTCGTCGGTGTAGCCCAATAATTTGAGAAAATCCTCGTCCTGATTTGAAAAAGGGAGTGCTCTCCACATTGGAAAGCCTTCTGAACAGATAGTTGACTTGAAGTGATCGCGAGGAAGCTCGTAAACGTCTTTGAGATGGTCACGTTCTAGAGAGATGCACCACGGTCTGTGTAGGACATCTGTGAGGCGCCTACGTTTTAGAGTGGATTTGATGAACCAATAGAGCGAGCCAAGGCTGTTGATCCGCATCTTGAAGATCTTGAGATCATGCGGGTCGGATGATTCTATCCGAACTGGGGAGAACGTCTCCACTTCGTAGTAGACCTATATGCTTCTGCTAGTCGTCCTCTCTCTTGAGCTTCGTTTCGTTCTGTGGACCCGGATACCTCAGATCATTGGAACAATCGCGTCCAGCCTCGGACCGACCAACTTCCTTGCCGCAACCTCGTTCGGGTGGTCCGGGACGTTGGAAAGAGGCCATCCCAGAGCGTGAGGCATGGGTTGGAGTTGTGTTCCACCCAGTTTTGGGGTTATCTGCTCGACGTCGAGCCTTGAATTTAGGCATCTGCTTGGAGGCAAACTCGTCTGTGATTGTATACTCTGGTGCGTCTGCGAATGGATATTGAACTTCATAGGTCATCTTAGGCTTGTGAACTTTTGGTCCTGGCATAGCTTCGCCTATTCCTTTCAGTTGGGCTTAGGTTTCGGTTTATTCTCGTAATTTTCTGCGATTTTGTTTGCTTCAGCTGCTGCTTGATTTATGACCTCGGCAGGGACCCCAGGTATAACAGCCTCTTGTTCAGCGGTGGACATAAGGGTCCTGTCTGGATCCCTGTCGAGGATTTCTTTCGCCGCTTGAAGGGCGGCTTTAAGATCACGTCGTTGTGTAACAGTGTCGACTAAGCAGCGAAGCGCTGCCGGCACAGCCCGTCTACATTCGCCTTGGATCTCCTTGATCTTGCCCGCTAGGGCTTCATCCATTGCACCGAGGTGTCCGTTCATTAGCGCAGCTTCGTACTCGATGTACTCCGGTGAGGCCAGAATACGGGCCAAGCCACTGAGAGTCATCTGCATTAATGCTGCAATACGTATGTCCGTGACACCTGAGATCCTCCAGCGAGCTATTTGCGGGATTTTGATGTTCGTCGTTTTGAAGGTGATTGGCACTTCGTTTTATCCTTAGACTTAGGCTTCGCCTTTTCGTTAAAAGGTTTCCGACTTTTTGGTCGGATTCTCCTTCTTGTGGTGGAGCTTCTCTTCTACCTTTTCCTCTACTTCACGGAATTTTTCTTCCACTTTGTGAGCAGCTTTGTGGAGTGTACTTTCTTCTTCAGGCTTTTCTGGAGGTTTTTCTGGAGTAGTTTTACTGACATTAGTTCCGTACAGGTCTTGTTTCTCCTGTTTCGTTTCTAAAGCGTGCCTGTCACACTGTGGCTTCGCCACGCCGATCCAGTCCTCACGAGTGGATTCCATCCCGCATATGACACATTTGATAGCCATAGGTAGACCCCGGGTACTGGGTATGTAGAGGCTATCATAGTACTTTTTGCTTGTCAAGGTTATTAACTGTTTGTAAGTCCTGTATTTACAACAGGTTAGAGCTTGACATCGCCACTTTTTTGTGCTACCATCCCAGTCAGCGTGGAGGATATATGAACAGTTACGTTAAGAATAGACTTCAAGCTATAAAGAATCTTGGAGGAGCCTGTGTCTGTTGTGGAGAAATCTGTGAGACGGTTCTCCAGATCGATCACAAAAATGGTGACAGCTGTGCAGACAAAAACGCGAAGCGTGGAGTCTACTTCATTGTAACTCAGCTGGCCGCGGGTAGAGACCTTGAACGCTTTCAAATACTTTGTGCTAATTGTCACCGTATTAAAACGACTATGAGTATGTGCTTCGGTAGGAACCTGAACCTCCGAGAGCTTGGTCAAATACGAAGCAAGTTTCTGAAAAAAGGTCTCGCCCATCTAATTCCAATCCTCACACGAAGCGATCTCCTTGACAATATCATTACCAAAAGTAACAGTTAATTCTACTGTGAAATATCCAGAAAATTTTCTGCGATGGTTTAGACATACTCATACTCATCTCCATTTTGAGGACCCCCCTTGCCGCGTTTTCCCCGGAGATTTCACGCGAACACTACTAGTGCAGTACGTAGTACAGCGCCACGGGTTCTCCGTGGTGAGACCTAGCTGTACTTCTCGCGCGGGTTCTCCGCTCGTGTGTGCTGTGGACAAT